ATATAGTTTAGGCTTTACAGATATAGGAGAAGTTAACGGTACAACTATAAACTATACAACAAAATACATGTTTAAGCCATGGATGAAAAAGGACAAAAGGGTAAAACCTTTTAGTCTTATGAGTAAAGGAAGAAAACAAACAGAAAAAAAGAAAGCACAAGGATACCCAGAATATAGAATATTAGGGTTTGAATATTTAAAAAATTATGGTACGTTCCATATAGAGCATGAGACATTAGAAACTCGTGACGCAAACGGACATTATAGGAGAATTCCTAAAGCATATGTCCAACGTCTATTTATCAATAAAGAAGATAGACTTGAAATAAGCAGAAAATCATACCAAGAACACGTAGATAAAACCTATGAAAAAAGTATGAAAATTATTAATAAGTATTACAATTCAGATACATTACAGTACATGAAAAGTAAAAAACAACAGTTTAAATTAAAAGTAGATAAAATAAATAATACAGAAACATTATGAATTCAATTTATAACAAAAAACCACAAAAAAACACCTTCGATTTATCAAGAGAGGTGAAAATGTCAATGAACATGGGCAACTTATACCCATGTTTTATACAGGATATTATCCCAGGAGATTCCTTTAAAGTATCAACTCAACAACTAGTAAGATTCAGTCCCCTACTCGCCCCTATGATGCATAACATAGATTTTAAAGTAGATTATTTCTTTGTCCCTTATCGTTTAGTATGGGACGAATGGAAAGATTTTATAACAGGAGGAGAAGACGGAGACGTAAACGCAGATCAGATACCAGATTACCCAAAAGTTACAATTAAGCAATCAAATGCAATGAGATTTACAAAAGGAGATTTGCCTGATTATTTAGGCATACCACCAGTAGTTCCATTTGAAGTTGGTCAAGGCACTTCTTTTCAAGATGGATTTGGAGCATGGAGTTCTATTAGAGCCGGTATTGAAAATACACAAGCAGGACAAAATCAACCAGCATACACAGAAGAATACCCGATATCAGCATTACCATTTAGAGCATATCAATTGATATGGCATGAATACTTTAGAGACCAAAATGTTGGAGACGAGTTTGATCAACACACAAGTTCAGGAGTAGCCGATGCAACTCAAGAAGCAGATATATTAGTTATGAGAAAGTCCAATTGGCAAAAAGATTATTTCACATCAGCATTACCATTTTTACAAAGAGGTGGCGAAGTAACACTTCCTTTAGGACAAACAGCACAAGTTTTATACGATTCTTCAGGCGCAACTAATATTGTAGATAGAAACACAGGCAACGATTTAACAAATATTCAAATTGGAGAAAGTAGACACTTTGGAACATATTTAGACGGTTCCTTAAAATGGGGCCTACCTACAAGTGGCGGATATAACAATGTTAATATTGACCCTTCAGAAAACTTAGTAGTAGATTTATCAACAGCAACATCAGCCACTATTAACGACTTAAGAAAAGCATCAGCAATGCAAGAATGGTTAGAATTAATGGCTAGAGCAGGCTCAAGATATAGAGAGCAGATTTACGCAATCTTTGGAGAAAGAATCAAAGATTATACAGTACAAGTACCTCAATATTTAGGAGGTGGTAAAACAAAAGTTATGATAAGCGAAGTATTATCAACTTATCAAAATAATAATAACATTTCAGGAGCAACAGCAGACAGACCTGTCGGAGACATGTACGGTCACGCAATAGCACTTGGAGATAATTTAGGATTTACACAATCTTTTGACGAGCACGGTATTGTATTAGGATTATGTAGAGTTATACCAAGAAGTTCTTATACCCAAGGATTAAACAGATTCTGGCAAAAGTTTGACAAATTCGATCACTATTTCCCACAATTCGCAAATATGGGCGAACAAGAAGTATATAATAAAGAAATATATGTATCAGGAACAACAAGTACAGATAATCAAATATTTGGTTATCAGCAACGTTACGCGGAATATAAATACAACGAGAGCAGAATAGCAGGAGATTTTAGAGATGAGTTAGCACATTGGGAGTTATCACGAAGATTCTCTAGTGCACCATTACTCAATCAAAGCTTTATAGAATGCACACATGACGACAGAATTTTCGCAGTAACAGACGAAACAGTCGATAAGATATGGGTTAATTTATACCATGATGTATCAGCGGTTAGACCTATACCATATCACTCAAACCCAAGTTTAACTTAATAAATAAATAACATGAAAATTAACAAAGAAAGTAAAGTAGATGAAAAGCAAGTAAAAGAATTTCAACAGAAATTCGCAGAACACAAAAAGCAGTATTGTGAAGCAAACACGGTTAAAGGCATGGTCTATGAAAATGGATCAGCCTTAGCCCTACTTTATAAAGAAGTACTTAGATTAAATCAATTAATAACAACAAAAATAAATCAAGATGAGCAAAAAAATAGCCTTAGTAAAAAATAAAAACGTAAACGTTTCAGGAAAGATACATGTATCAGGAGACGAAGTTAAAACAGTACCAAACCAATCAATGAGTATTAGAGATATATTATACAGAAACACTCAAGGTATGGCATATACAAATTATAAAACGCCTTATTACGAAGATCAGGCACAATTAACTGGATACAGCTTTAACAAATTAAGAGATATGGAGCCAGTAGAAAAGCTACAATACTTAGCAGAAGTTAAAGAAAAAGTAGCAAATTTAACAAAACAAATCAATGATGAGAACAAAAGAATTGCAGAAGAAAAGAAAGCAATAGAAGATGCAAAAGTAGTTCCCACCCAAACTCAAGAAACTGAACACGTAGTAGCAGGCACAGAGACAGGAG